TTACGGCTGCGCACAACGTGGCAAAACCAAGGGGCGGTTTGTGTGATGGAACACCACGACGTAAATGCCGCCAAATCCTTCATGGATGGGCTGTCAATATTTACTGTGGTCGGAGCGTTAGCCGACATGCTTCCGTCTTTTGCTTCTTTAGTTACTATTGTTTGGTTGTCGATCCGAATCTGGGAAACCGATACGGTTCGTGGTTGGTTTAAAAAGCCCCCGTTGGATGTTGACAGCGATGCCTAGCAGCTCAAAGAAGCAGCACAATTTCATGGAGGCGATTGCCCATTCGCCTTCTTTTGCCAAGAAAGTTGGCGTCCCTCAGTCCGTGGGCAAGGACTTCTCAGCGGCTGACAAGGGTCGCAAGTTTTCAAAAGGTGGTGACATGGCTGAGTCCAAAAAGATGGTTGGCAAAGAAGTGGCCTTCATGCAGAAGAAAGGTGCTCCTGCCGCCATGATGAAACATGAAAAAGCTGAGATGATGGGCATGAAGAAGGGCGGTGCAACCAAAAAAATGGCTGCTGGCGGGTCCGCTTCTTCACGTGCTGATGGTGTTGCCAAGAAGGGCATGACCAAGGGCAAGTTACTTAAAAAAGGCGGGGCTTGTTAATCATGGCTGACTACGCAAAGAAACCGGGCGAAGCAGAGATCTATACCGAGTCTGTTGGAAATCCCCCGATGGACTACGAAGGTCCCACTACTTCAACCAAACCAATCAAGAAGCCCAAGAAGATGGCAGGCGGCGGGTCCGCTTCTTCGCGTGCTGACGGTTGCGCACAGCGCGGCAAGACCAAAGGCACCATGGTCAGCATGTGCGGCGGCGGGATGATGGGCAAACGATGAGAGTCAGTCGCGGCATGGGGGACGTTAGTCCCAGTAAAATGCCGAAGAAACGTACGGTTGTCCGCAAAGATGACCCCAATGATGTCTCCTTGTACGGCAAGGGCGGTGGGGTCAATGCTGCGGGCAACTATACAAAACCCAGTCTGCGCAAACGGATCGTGTCCCAAGTGAAGGCTGCGGCAACGCAGGGTACTGGCGCTGGAAAATGGTCCGCGCGCAAGGCCCAGCTTGTTGCCAAGAAGTACAAAGCTGCGGGTGGGGGGTATCGAGATTGAAGCCTCCACAGCAGTCTCTCAAAGATTGGGGTGACCAGAAGTGGCGCACCAAGAGTGGCAAACCATCCAGCAAAACTGGTGAGCGGTATCTGCCTGAGAAGGCTATTGAGAGTCTTAGCCCATCCGAGTACGATGCAACGACCAAAGCGAAACGTGCAGGGAAAGCAGCAGGCAAGCAGTTTGTAGCGCAGCCCAAAACGATTGCAAAGAAAACGGCGAGATTCAGATAATGATCAACGAACCAAGCACCGGCTATTGGGACTACTCAAACGAGATTGCCCCGCAGTGGATTGACTACGGCACGCCCGGAGCTAACCCCAAACCGGGGCCAATCAATGTCGGGGGTACGACGCCGCCTTCTACTATTGGTTCGGGTGGCATGCCTGTTGGTGGCGCTAATCCAATTCTTACTACGGGAACCCCCGGCGCGTATAACCCAATTACAAATACGCCTCCCGCCCAATCACAATTTACGCCCAACCCCTTCATGACTCCGGGCATGACGTTTCAGCCGCACACTCAGTTTGGGCAGCAGGCGTCGGCACCGTTGAATCTAAGCCAGCGCGGGCAAACATACGGCCAGACTCCGGGTGGCCCCAACATGGCGCATCAAGTCCCTGCTTTCCAGTCTGTGCGTCCGGGCGGATCTTCCGGTTTCATGCCGCAGTTTCACAACCCATATGGCCCGCAGCCGCAACCGCCGCCGGGTGGAGAAATTGGAATTGGCGATTTCATGCGCGACCTGTTTAGAAACATATACGGACCACAGACACAACAGCCGCAACAGTACAACGCTATGGGGCAGCAGCCCACACAGATCTCTCAGCAGCCTTTGCAGCAGGCGGGGTTACCTGCGCTCATGCGGGAATACAAACCGGGAGATAACTTGGTCATGAGTTCAAACGGCGTGCGGATTCCGTAACATGGCAAATACATCTGGCCAAACCACGTTTAATCTTGACCTGTCTGAACTGGTTGAGGAAGCTTTTGAGCGTGCTGGCTCGGAGTTGCGCACGGGTTACGATCTGCGTACAGCGCGGCGTTCACTCAACCTTATGTTTGCTGACTGGGCAAACCGTGGGATCAACCTGTGGACAATTGAGCAGGGCACTATCAATCTGGTGCAGGGGCAGAACACTTACCCGCTGCCCAACGATACGGTAGATCTGCTTGAACACGTGATTCGTACGAACGCAAACAGCACATCCAATCAGTCCGACCTGACGATCACCCGCATCAGCGTATCAACATACGCTACACTGCCAAACAAACTAAATCAAGGTCGCCCGATTCAAGTCTGGGTGCAGCGGTATAACGGGCAGACAACGCCCGTCTCGGCTACGTTAAGCACAACAATTTCTCCCACAGCAACCACAATTACAGTCAGTTCTGCGGCAAACCTGCCCGCTGCTGGGTTTGTAAAGATTGACTCAGAGATCATCAACTACGGCTATATTGTTGATAATACGCTGTATAGTTGTTTCCGTGCTCAGCAAAACACAACCGCCGCGCAACACAACGCCGGGGCAACGGTCTACTGGCAGCAAGTCCCTGCCGTTACAGTCTGGCCCACGCCAGACAACACGACGACGTACCAGTTTGTTTACTGGCGTATGCGTCGCACCCAAGATGCGGGTGGCGGTGTCAATGTCATGGATGTGCCGTTTCGATTTATTCCGTGTATGGCAGCAGGGTTGGCTTATTACGTAGCGCTGAAAGTGCCGGATGGGATGCAGCGTCTTGATGTGCTGAAGATGCAGTACGACGAGACTTGGGAGTTGGCGGCGCAGGAAGATCACGAGAAAGCATCCTTGCGGCTAGTCCCACGACAGATGTTTATCGGGTATGGTCCGTAATGGGCAACAGGTTTTCATCCGGCAAGAATTCAATTGCCGTATGCGACAGGTGCGGGTTTGGGTACAAGCTGAGCATACTCAGGAAGGAAGTAATAAAGACCAAGATCTACAACCTTCTGGTTTGCCCCAGTTGCTGGGATCCAGATCAGCCGCAGTTGCAGCTTGGCATGTACCCAGTGGACGACCCGCAAGGTGTGCGGGATCCACGCAAAGATACTACGTATCTGGTGTCTGGGAATTTGGCTGATGGGTACGCGGGTAGTGGTAGCAGAGTCATTCAGTGGAGTTGGAATCCGGTTGGCGGAGCTAGTGCTTTTGATACGGCGCTGACTCCAAATAATTTGGTTTTGCAAGTGCAAATTGGTACAGTTACGGTTGTGACGACATAGGAGTCATCATGGACAGGAAGACGGTGAAGGCTATCGCAGATGTCGAAGCCAAGAAAGAAGTTAAGGGGCATGAGAAGCGCATGCACAAGGGCGTCAAGAAGATGAAAGCCGGTGGCCCCACTTCGGAAGATCGCATGAAGTACGGGAAGAACATGTCCCGTGCTATGAACCAAGGCAGCAAATAATGGCTAAGTTCAGCATGAAACAGGGCGGCAAAGAAGTCGGCCCAGCAGAAGTCTACGCACCTCCGCACGACATGACGGGCAAAGCGGGCACGGATCTGAGCAACAACGGCTACGGCACCGGCGCTAAACGTGAAAAGCTTGAGGACATGGCTGTCAGTGTTAACGCGGCTCGCAGCAAACCGTACGCTGAAGTCAAGACAACGGGCATCAAGGTGCGCGGCACCGGCGCAGCTACTAAGGGTCTGATGGCTCGGGGACCAATGGCGTGAACTATGCCCAGCTTGTAGTTGCGGTCTCCGACTATACGGAGAACACGTTCCAGACGACTGATATGAACACGTTCATAAATCAGGCGGAACAGCGCATCTACAACACGATTCAGTTTCCGTCTTTGCGTCGAAATGTGACTGGGGTGACAAGCCCAGCAAACAAGTATCTTGCTTGCCCCGGTGATTTTTTATCGACGTATTCGTTAGCGGTTATTGAAAACT